CGCATGAAACCGAGTGACTTTTTCACTCGTGCCAAGGCGAACGAGGGGGAGCGCATGCCGCTCTCCCTGCCTGATGGCACGCCAACGGATGAGTGGCTACTGATTCGCGGCGTGGATTCCGACCAGTTCCGCGTGGCGCTGGACGACTTCAGACGCGAACTGTTGGTCCTGGCCTCGCTGAAGGATGAGAACGAAAAGGCTGACAAGACCGAGGCCGCACGGCTCAAGTTGAATGCCGCACTCGTGATCGGCTGGTCGTTCGATGCGGAGTTTTCCGAGGCTGCGCTGCTGGAGTTCCTCCGCGAATCCCCCTACATCACAGCAGAGGTTGACCGATTCGCGAGTGACCGCCGCCGTTTTTTTGGGAAACGCTCGACGGGCTCGCCGAAGGACTGATCGCGCACGCCGAGCATCAACTAGGACTGCTGCGTCCTGCCGGGTCAAGGCCGAAGAAAGGGCCAGACAAGCGAATCACTGTCCGTGCGCAGCTGGAAGCCATCGCGGAGAAAACAGGTAAGCGTCCATCTCGCCTGGATGGCCCGCCGTGCCCGCCTGAGCTGGCCTACGTGTGGGAGTGGTACTGCTCAGCCAGGCCGATCGGCTCGCTGGTCGAGCTGAAGGCATGGGCCGATCTCTACGGGCACACGCTGAAGCCGCACGAGATCATGCTGCTGCGCCGCCTGGATTCTGTTGAGCAGCGTGTGGCGAGCCAATAGGGCGGCGATTTGATACATTCCGATCCTCACTGGGGAGGGATTAACTATGGCTGTAGGGAAGTGCAACGAGTGCGGCGGGCAGGTTGCTAGCAGTGCTAAGGCCTGTCCGCACTGCGGGGCGGCAGTAAAGAAGCGGGTCGGTGTGCTGGGCTGGTTGTTTGCTTTGGCCGTAGTAGCGCCGATTGCATACAGCATAGGTGGCGGGATTGGAAAGGCGCCGACAGCAACGCCTGTTAGCTCAGTTCAGGGATCAGGCGACGCTCGACCTGGCCTGCCTAACTTGCCCTCTCAGCCAAAGCCAAAAGTATCTCCCTGGGTCGCTCATGAGTACACCGAGGCGATGACAGATAAGAAAGTTAAGGTTCTGAAAATTCGCTCGAATAACACGACAAGCTTTGACTTCCCATACAGCGTCAGCGGTGGGTCAGGCCTAACCCTGTCATTCCGCAGGGCTGAAGGCGAACTGGATGCTTACCTTCAGATCGATAAAGGGCAGATGCTTTGTCACCGACACGATTGCCGATTCAGCCTCCGCGTTGGAGACGGTAAGGTTCAGCAGTGGACAGGCCTTCCAAGTAGCACGCATGACAGTGACATCATGTTTGTGCGTGATGCTGCCCAGCTCGAAGCTATTGCCAAGCAGGGCGGGACTATCCGCATCGGCATTGACTTCTACAAGGCCGGCACAAGGGCTTTTGACTTCGATCTGAGCAAATACCCAGGCATGTAGCCCAGCAGATACAGGTAACCCGCTCCGGCGGGTTTTTGGTTTGGAAAACTGTACGGATGCACAGTCGTGGTAAAATGGACGAGGTCGGGCAGTGCTAGTAACACCGCCCGCCCCTAACCGCGTCGACCTTCACCGAGGTGAACATGGCTGCCACAATTATATCCATAATTTCGAGAAAGACAGCGGCCTCCACTGGAGCCAGGCGGTATTTTACCGGCCTCCCATGTAATAGCGGGCACGTAGCCGAACGATATGTGAACGGCAAAAAATGTGTGGAGTGTATGCGAGCAAAGAACGCTCAAAATAGGCTCGCAAAAAGCGAATACTTTCAAGCCTATCGCGTGGAGCGGTACAAGAACAAATCGGAAGAAATAAAGCAGTACAACTCAAGCTGGCGAAAGAATAATGCTGAGCGATACGCCCAGATTCGGCGTAAATCGCGCGAGAAGAATGCAGCCGCAATCAGCGCGAGCACTGCCGCGTACCAAAGAAAGAAGTATGCTGAGAGCCCGGAGTACAGGTGCATTAAGACGCTAAAAGTAAGATTTCTTATTGCGCTAAGAGATGCAAAGATTAAAAAGGAAGGGTCCTTTACTAAGGCCCTTGGATACAGTGGGGCTGAGCTCGTCGCTCATCTGGAGCGTCAGTTTCATAAAGGTATGAGTTGGGGTAATCATGGTGAATGGCACATAGATCACATTACCCCGGTTTCGGTGCTGGTTAGGCAGGGCATTACAGACCCAGCCGTAGTCAATTGCCTTACCAATCTTAGGCCGATATGGGCCAAAGATAATCTTACGAAAGGAGCAAAGTTAACAGTGTTGCTCTGAAGACCTATATAGACACAGCCCAGCCAAGTGCTGGGCTTTTTGTTGCCTGGAGAAAAAGCAATGCGCCCCGAAGACTTTTACACCAGAGCGCGCGCCAGTCGGGGCATCCGCATCGATCTTGTTGATCCGTCCGGCAATAGGGAATGGGTGCGCGTCCGCTCTGTCATGAGCCCCGAGTTCGTTGTAGTTGCGGCTGCTGTAGCTAGTCGAGCAGAGCAATGCCGCGCCTTGCTGGATGCGGCCGATTCCGCAGGACGTAAGCGCCTGGTCCGCCTTCGCCGCGCAACCCTTGCATCTTCGCTGGTCGCTGACTGGTCGCTACCCATGAAAACGCCGGCCGAAACTGCTGAGTTGTTGATCGCTAACCCAAGGCTGCGCCGACAGATCGAGCTGATATCCGAAAATCACGCTTTGCACTTTGGAGTTGCCGCATGACTGAATATGCAAAGCTGGTGGTTGCGGTAGACAGCACGCAGGTCAATAAGGGCGATCAGGCCCTCGGAAATTTCGAGAAAACGGCCAAACGGACCGAGAAGAGTGTCGGCAGCCTGGGTGGAGTAGTCCGCTCGGTTGCCGCTCCGCTTGCCGCATTTTTGAGTGTGCGCGCCGTTATACGTGCATCCGACGAGTACGGCCAGATGGCCTCTCGAATTCGCAATGCCACGAGCAGTACCGAAGAATACGAGACGGTTCAAGCGCGCCTGCTTGAAACCGCGAACGGCACCTATCGCGCGCTCAGCGAGGCCCAAGAGGTTTACCTATCCACCGCCGACACCCTGCGCGATCTTGGATACGCCACATCCGAAGTGCTGGACATTACGGACTCCTTCTCATACGCCCTGGTGCGGGATGCTGCGCGAGCAGACCAAGCCCGCACGGCCATGGATGCCTACTCCAAGGCGCTAATGAAGGGGAAAATCGACGCAGACGGCTTCGCATCGATTCTGGCAGCCACCCCATCCATCGTGGAAGGGATCGCCGAGGCAACAGGGCGCAGCACTGAGGAGATTCGCAAACTCGGCGCAACGGGAAAGCTGTCGGTCGAAGCGCTAAATGAAGGCCTGCGCCGTAGCCGTGACGAAAACAAGGCGCTCGCCGATGTTATGGAAACGTCAGTGCAGGACGCACTAGTCAACCTGCAGACGCAATTCGGAGTGTTCGTTGGCAAGGTCAATGAAAGCTCTGGGGCTAGCGGTGGGCTGGTCGATTCAATCGGCGAGCTGGCCGATATTCTGGCTGATCCTGCGACGATAGAGGCGGCTCAACAGCTTGCAGCTGGGGTTGTCACTGCGTTTAGCGGCATTGCTTCAGCTGTGCGTGAGACGGTTGGAGTTGTCCGCTGGGGCGCCGAAGAACTCGCCGCGATGATGAATGGTATCGCGGCCGATGATGTCGTGCGGCTGAATGATGAGCTGGTTCGACTTCAGAAGATGAAGGAGGGCGGCGCACTCGATAAGCTGGTTTTCTTTGGCCGTGACGGGGTGGTTTCCTACTACAACGAGCAGGAGCTAGATGCTGAGATCGCCAAGATTCAGGCCGCGCTCAACGATGCGCTGAATCGACCGCAGGCGAATCTTCCGGCGCCAACGGAGCCGCCGAAGGCTATCTCAGAAACTAGAAAGCTCGTATCGGCCATCGCCGAAGATACAAAAGTTGCTGATGCCGAAGTCAAGAAGCTGACGAACTCCTATCAATCGATGGAGAAGTCTCTGGCTAGGCAGCTAGCGCTGTATGGCCAGACAAGCGAAGTCGCCAGCCTGCGCTTTGATATCGAGCAAGGGGCGCTGAAGGGCATAGCCGGCCAGCAAGCTGACTACTTGATCGGGCTGGCGCACGAGCTAGATACCAAACGGGATCTTACCGAGCAAGAACAGATTCGCATCGACATCCTGCGCGAGTCTGGCCAGCTGCGCGCCGCCAATGACGCACAGTTCGAGCTTGAGTACGCCGAGAAGATCGCCGAGTACGAGCGACAGGGCAACGTCGAGGCGCTGCAGCGGCTTGAAACGCTGCGCCGCATTCGTGAGATACAGATGAATGCGGACATGGCGCCAGGCACTGTAGAGGGCGTTTCTCAGGCGCCGGACAGTGGCGGCGTGGATGCTGCGGTTGGTGGTGCCGGTAGCGAGTTTTACAAGCTGCAGGAGGAAGCTGTAGCGCTTGAGCAGTGGCGCACGACCGAGCTTGAGAAGCAGCGCGGATTCCTTGAGGCGAAAGCCATCACCGAGGAAGAGTACGCGACCCGCATAGCCAACATTCATGCGCAGCATCAGCAAGAGGTCAGCGAGATAGAAGCGGCCCGGCAGCAAGTGGCACTGGCAGGCGCAGCTGATCTCTTCGGAAACCTTGCGGGCCTAACGGCTCAGTTCGCCGGCGAGCAGTCGAGCCTCTACAAGACGATGTTTGTCGCGCAGAAGGCGTTCGCGATTGCTCAGTCGATGATTGCCATTCAGCAGGGCATCGCGCTCGCCGCAGCCAACCCGTTTCCGCTCAACTTGGCGGCAATGGCGTCGGTTGCTGCTGCTACGGCAGGCCTAGTGAGCAATATCAGCTCGGTAGCTATGTCCTTCGAGGGTGGCGGCTTCACCGGCAGCGGTCCTCGTACTGGTGGCCTGGATGGCAAGGGCGGCTTTATGGCCATGGTCCACCCGAACGAGACCATCATCGATCACACCAAGCAGGGCGGCAGCAAATCGGGCAGTGGCGGATTGAACATGACCGTCAACCTGATCGAAGACGCCAGCAAGGCCGGCACGGTCGAGAAGACGCAGAACAACGACGGCTCTTGGAGCGTGAACGCATTCATCGCTGATCTCTACGGCGACGGCCCCGCGGCCAAAGCTATCAGTCAGAACTTCGGCATTCAGAAGGTGGGCAGATGATCGAGTATCCCGCAGAACTGCCTTACCCGGACCTGTCCGGATACGCGCTTGAACACGCGCCGAACCTGATGCGAACGCCGATGGTCAGCGGCCGTGCTCGCCAGCGTCAGCGCTACACCAGTATTCCCAGTTTCGTCACGCTCTCCTGGGGGATGCCTCAGAAAGAGTTCGAGCTGTTCGAAGCCTGGTTCCGCTGGAAGCTGAAAGAGGGTCAGGAGTGGTTCACCGGCTGGGCGCAAACCGGAGGGATAACAACCCAAACCGTGATGCGCTTTGTCGGGTCGGATAGTGGCCCTGCCTATACCGCGCGCATGAACGGCCCGGATTACTGGTCCATCAGCTGCCGGCTTGAGATCCGCGAGAAGCAGACCTTCGCCGATGGCTGGCAGCATCTCCCGCAGTACATCCTGTTCCCGTCAATCCTCGATATGGCTATCAACCGCGAATGGCCTGAATCGAAATACCAAACCTTCATGGGTGCGTTTGACGAAGGCATCAACGAGGAATGGCCCGAATGACCGTACTTGAAAAGGTATACGCCTCGGGCGGCGACACCATCATCTTCACGCTAGAGCTGACGTGCGAGGCTTGGGATTCGCCGATTCTGCTGGCCGAGGGTTTCGAGGATCAGCACTGCATTACCGAGGATGGCAGGGCGCTGACCTTTAAGGCGTCGGGCATTGGCCTGGCGCTACCGAAAAAAACGAACTCCGGCGCGCAGAATCTCACCTTCGCCATTGACAACGTGAGCGGTGAGGCCCAGGCCAAGATCGACGCGGCGCTTGAGGCCGAGAAGAAGGTCTTTCTGTTCTTCCGTGTCTATCTTGCCAGCGATCTGACCGCCCCGTCCGATCAGGTTTATCGCGCCACGGTGCTTAGCGGCAAGATCAAAGGCGCGACGGTGCAGGTTACGGCCGGCTTCTTCGACCTGATCAACACCGCGTTTCCTCGGGATCTCTACACCATAAACTTCGCCCCCGCGATCAAATATCTATGACCTGGCTCGCCAAATACCTATCGTCCTCATACCTGGACGGGGGGCGCGAACTGCCGTTCGTGGATTGCTACGGCTTGGTTCGTCTGGTGCGGGAGGAAGTGTTCGGGAAGGCCGATCTGCCGTCGTTCGGGCATGTGCGCAACACCATGCCCGCCGAGTTCACGCGCCGCGTCAAGCAGGCGGCTGCAGGTTTCGCTGAGTGCCGGCCAGAGCCAGGTGCCATCGCCACGGTCTGGCGCGGGCGCATCTGCGTGCACATCGCCATCGTCGTCGAGATCGACGGTCGCCTGGCTGTGCTCGACACAGGCAGCAAGACCGGGCCCAGCTGGTCAAGCGTTCCCAGGTTCGAAGCGCGCTTCGCCAAGGTCATCTATTTCAACAGGTAGCGCCATGATCCGCATTTACCCATCGAAACTTCAGGGCGAGCCGCTGGAGACGCACCATATCGGCTCAGAAATGACGATCGGCGGCTGGCTGCGCGCCAACGTGCCGTCGTACAGCGAGCGAGAGGTTCACCCGATCAGCTTCGAGGTCAACGGCGTTCTGGTCCCTTCGTCGGAGTGGGACGCCTTTGTCATGGCGCCGGATGATGTGGTGGATATCACGCCCGAGCCAAAGGAGCCGATCACGCTGACTGCGATGTTGGTCTATGCCGCCGTCGCGGTGGCTGCGGCGCTGCTGGTCGTGGCGCTGATGCCCAAGCCAAACACCAAGGGCGGCGGCGGCGCTGGGCAGGGGGACGCGCTGAATGAGGCGTCCGCCAAAGGCAATAAGGTCAAGATCAACCAGCCCATTCGGGAAGTGGCCGGCAAGCGCCGGATCTACCCGGACTACCTGCTGCCCCCGCACCGGTTCTTCGTGAACAGCCGCGATCAATGGGTCGAGATGCTGCTCTGTATCGGCAAAGGGAAGTACGAGATCCCGGCAAGCCGCATCCTGATCGGCGATACGCCACTGATTTCATTGGGCGAGGAAGCCGAATACACCATCTACCAGCCCGGTCAATCGCTTGCTGGCGAGAAGGCGGCGGAGTGGTGGCATACGGCGGACGAAGTAGGCGCAACCGCTACGGGCTCGTCCGGTCTTGAGCTGACCGCCACCTACGAGGTTGAGCCGACGCCAAGCGCGACCAGCTACATATTCAGCGGGGACGTCATCACGGTCCCGGCCGGTGCCGGCTCGTTCCCGGTGGGCTGGGCTGCCGGGATGATCGTTCGCATCGAGGCGCCGCGCCCTTACACCATCGTCGACGGCGGGGTAGATCGGGACATCGTGCAAGGCGACTTGGCCTGGATGGTCCCGTTCGTGGGAATGGTCATTGAGGTTACAGGGGATTATCAGGGCAACTTCGTCGTGCACAGCTACACGCCTGGCGTCGATGTGCCGGATGAAATGACCCTGAACTACCCGGACGGCTCGCCCGTGACCGCGCTGCCGGTCGGCACCTTCAGCCTGAGCGTTGGTTACGCCGGCCTGCGGTATCGCCTCGTCGCGGCGAGTACAACAGCCATCAGCGTTGAGCGCCTGACCGATACGGGCGGGCCGGACACTGAAGCATGGCTCGGGTTCGACGACTTCAACAGCGCCGACGCATTGATCACTCTGGATGCTTCGACTCAGGAAGGTGACTGGACCGGGCCGTTCATGGCTTGCCCGCCGAGCGAGGTGGC